CAGAACCTATCGCCCGCCATGGAGAAACTCGTCCAAGGGTTCGCGAGGTTCGCGGCGGCCGGCTCGAACTTCTTCCCGGCCTTCGGAACCTGGATCGACAACGTGGCGTCGAAGTTCAACGCCTGGCTGGACCGGATCGAAATGTCGAACGCGGGCGGTATCACCGGGTGGATGCAGAACGGGATCAACGCCGCGAAGCTCTTCTTCAAAGTGCTCGGAGACCTCATGTCGATCTTCGGGTCCGTGCTGAAAGCCGCCGCCGCCGGCACCCAGGGCATGTCGGGGTTCGCGAACACGGTCGCCAACATCAAGGCCGTCTTCAAATCCGACGAAGGCCAGAAGGGCCTGACCGGCCTGTTCGCCGGAATCAACCAGGGCGCCTCCAAGGTCGCGCAGGCGATCGGCAGCCTCGTCATGACGTTCGTCAACTCGGGGCCGCTCTTCGGCCAGGTCATCGGCCAGTGGGGCTCGATCATCGCCACGGGGATCGGAACCATCACCGGGATCCTGCAGAACCCGAAGATCCAGTCCGCGCTCCTCGCCCTCGTGCAGGGCTTCGGGGCGGTCGTCACCGCGGTGGCCCCGGCGGTCCAGACCTTCGCGGTCGGCCTCGCCCCCGTCTTCCAGAAGCTCGGGGAGACCATGACGGCGCTGGCGCCGGCGATCGGCCAGATGGCCGGCATGTTCGCCCAACTCGCAGGCATCACCTTCCAAGCGATCGGCGACCTCGCAGTCCAACTCCTGCCGCAGCTCGTCTCCATGATGAACGCGATCCTGCCGTCGCTGATCCAAGTCGCCCAAGCCATCATGCCGATCATCACGCAGGCGCTCGCGCAGATCCTACCGTTCTTGATTCAGATCATCCAGACCATCCTGCCCCCGCTCATGCAGGTCATCCAGGCCCTCCTGCCGATGTTCATGCAGATAGCCCAGGCCCTCCTGCCCCCGCTGATGCAGCTCATCCAAGCCCTGATCCCGCCGCTGATGCAACTCATCCAAGCGATCCTCCCCGTCCTGAACGTGATCATCCAGGCGTTCATCGCCGTCATGCAGGTGGTGATCAACATCCTCGGCGCGATCCTGCCTCCGATCATCTCCGCCCTGGCGGCGATCATCCGCGGCATCGTCCCGGTGATCCAGGGCGTGGGCGCGGTCTTCTCCTGGCTCATGGGCGTGGCGCAAGCCATCTGGAACGGCCTCGTCGCGGTCATCCGGGGCGCCGTCAACATCCTGTCGTCGGTCATCTCGGGCGCCATGAACGTCGTCAGGGCCGTGTGGAACGCCGCGTGGACGGGGATCAAGGCGATAGCCGAGGGGATCTGGAACGGCCTCGTCAGCTTCTTCTCCGGGGCGTGGACCGCAATCACGAAGCCGTTCGAGTGGATCGGTAACGCGATCAAGAACGTGTTCAAGGCGGCGTTCAACTTCATCGCTAAAATCTGGAACAACACGGTCGGCCGGATCAGCCTGCACGTCCCGTCGTGGGTGCCGGGCATCGGCGGCAAGGGCTTCTCGGTGCCGAAGATCCCCGAGATGGCCAAAGGCGGAATCGTCACGAAGGCGACCCTCGCGGTGGTCGGCGAAGGCCGGGACCACGAGGCCGTCATACCCCTGCCGAAGCTCCAGCCGATGATCAACAAGGCGGTCGCGAACGCCGGCGGCGGCGGCGATGAAATATACTATGTGACAGTGAACGCGGACCTGTCGAGGATGAGCGACGTCGCCGACGTCGTACGGTTCGTCAAGAACGCCGCGTCGCACCGGCGCCGCATGCAAGGAGTAGGAGTCTGACATGCCGATCTTCGGCCCCCGCAACAAGTACTCGGCTCTCGGATACGACCTGGCATACGACGCGGTGTCGCCCGGACACTGGAAGACGATCGTCAAACTCAACATCTGGTACAACACGACCGGGTGGGTGCGCGACGATTTCAACACCCTCGAAGTCTGGGGCGACTTCTCCGGCAAGTGGGTCAACAACACGATCAACTTGAAGGGTGGGGAAACCATCCTTCTCAAACAGTTGAATATCGAGATGCCGCTCAAATGGGGGGCCGAGACCTACGTGTCCTTCGGCGCCCGGTTCATCTCGAACGCGGCCGGAGACTGCTCGGTCACCGGGGGCATCTGGATCCCGCGGCGCCCGCAGAACAAGCCGAACGCCCCCACGGGAGTCCGGGTCATCAAAACCCACGCCCCCGACGGGCGCCTCAACCTGCAGATCCACTGGGACCGGAACACGACCCAGCAGGCGCCCTACGCGGTGCAGGCGATCGAGCGGCGGACTCCGACGACGGAATGGTACCGGCTCGGCACACTCTACTCGTGGCAGACCGACTACTTCGACATCAACACGTGGAACGCCGACAAGTTCCAGTACCGGATCGCCGCCGGCACCACGGAAGGCCAATGGTCGGACTGGGCGGACTCCCCGTGGGTGGCGTCCACCCCGAACCGGCCCGAGGCCGTCGTCGCCAAACGCCAAGGCCGCGGCAACTACAACGTCGTCATCCGCTGGGCGCCCGCCACGACGTACGTCACCGGCGCCAAGGTCTACGACAACGGCATGTGGATCGGAACCGTCAACGGCACCGACACGAAATGGGTCCACGAGAACGCCGACCGGGAGAAGACCCACGTCTACACTGTCACGACCCTCTCGGACGACCTAGAGTCGGCGCACTCCATCCCGTCCAACCCGATCCTCCTCGACGCCGCCCCCGCCAAACCCGACCACCTGGACCCGAACGGGGAATGGATCTCGAAGGGCCTGAGGGCGTCGACGGGGCAGCCTGTCGGCGGTTGGATGAACACCAGGTGGAGATTCAACCCGCTCGACGGATCCGACCTGACGGCCTACGAGATCACCTGGAAGAAGAACACCGACGAGAAGTTCCGGAACCCGATCAAGGTCGGCGAAGCGGCGATCGGGACGGACGGCACCTCCTACAACATCTCCCTCGACGGAAGCGAAGGCGAGACCTTCGTCGACTGGCGGGTACGGTCGTGGGGGTGGGCGGAAGACAAGCCATCCGAGTGGTCGGACACCGCCCGAGCCTACCTCCAATACTCGCCTTGGGTGAAGATCACCAACCTGTCGATAGACAACCACGTGCTCCAGTCGAAGATCACCTCGAACTCGCTCGAACTGCAGCTCAACTCCGACGACCCGGAGACGACGCAGTGGACGGTCGAAGCCCGAAAAGAAACCGGGCTGGGCGAAGTCATCGACTACACGACGTTCAACGCCGGCCAGGACACCTCCTACCGGATCCGGAACATCCCCAACGGGATCACCCTGTTCGTCAGGGTCTCCTGCCAGGCGAAGCTCCCCTCCCTGGAGAACCGCTGCTATTTCACAGGGCAAGTCGAATACGTGGCGCCCGGAAAGCCCATCGTGGAACCCCACTGGAGCGAGGACATGCTCATGGTCACGCTCAACATCACCCCGGCGGCCTTCGACCCCAACGGCGACCCGGCCTTCATCCCGACCAAGCTCCGGGTCGAGGGCACCGACGTCGACGGGACCTGGCGGGCCCTCCAAGACAACATGCCGCCCTCGCAGACGACGTTCATGGACCCGCACGCCAGCGGCGTCAAACCCTCGATCTACCGGGTATACGCCACATCCCAGCTCGGCCTGGAATCCTACACGGAGGTCGTGGTCAACCCCGACCCGAAACTCAACTCGATAGCGCTGTCCTCGAAAGAGGGATCCAGCCTCATGGCGAGGATCCGCTACGACCCGGAGATATCCGTCTCCCGCTCGTACGTCGAACGCGAGTTCCACCATTTCATGGGACGCGACAGGCCCGTCGTGTTCTCCGGCAACGCCCAGAACGTGAAGATCACGGTGGCCGGGATCCTCCTGAGGGTCGACTCGGACGTCGACAACCCCGCGCGGACGTCCCTTGAGAAGGCGGCGCTCTCCAAAGAACCGCTCCTCTACCGGGATCCGACGGGCGCCCGCATGTGGGTCGCGGTTGAGGAAGGCGTATCCTTCGAACGCGAACAGGAGACCGGCGCCTGGAAGGTCTCCATGAGCCTCCGCGAAGTGGACGTGAGCATCTATGCCTGAGGAACAGATCGACTGGGACGCCCTCAAGAAGCAACGCCAGGAAGAGGCGGCCTCCGGGCCCCGCTGGGACAAGAGGCTCTTCCTGCCCTACAGGTCCGAGAAATACTACGCGGTCCTGTGGGACCAGCGGACGATGGCGCCGATCCGCCGCCTCGACAACATCCTCGGCGGCTCCATCACCGCCTCGGTCGACGCCCGCATCAAAACCTCCGGGAAGCTCCAGGTGCGGGCGAAGACGCCTGTCAAGGACTGGGCGCGGCTCCTGATCCAGATCCGGGTCGTGGTCAACGGCTTCGACTTCCCGCTCGGCATGTTCATGCCGTCGGCGCCCGTCGTCACCTACAAGGAGTCCGGCGCCGAATACGCCCTGGAACTCAACGACCTCCTGCTCGTCTTGGACCAAGACAAGCTCGACCAGCCGCTCGGGATCGGCCCGGGCATGAACCTCGTCTACTGGGTCATGTGGGCGACGCGGCAGGCGGGGATCGACAACGTGTCGATCGCTTGGGCCGAGAAGGTGAACAAGAGGCCGTTGACATGGGACGCCGGCACCGAGAAGCTCACCGTCTTCAACGACATCATGGATTACGTCGGGTATTTCTCCCTGACCTGCACCCCCGAGGGGGCGATCGTGTCTGAGCCGTACGTCATGCCGAAGGACAGGAACATCGTCTACTCGTTCCTTGAGAACAGCAAGGCGCTGTTCTCCGCCGACGTCACGATCCAGCACGACCTGGCGAACATCCCGAACAAGGTCGTATACTCCACCCAGTCTACCGGAGACAACCAGACCGCCGGCGA